ACGCTACGCTTGAACCGGACCTTGAAGGGTGTGACCTATCATATCATGATGTTGGAAAATCTGCGCCGCACAAACGAATCATGTTTAGGGCTGGAGATAAAAAGCCGATAGCAATCATGTTCGAGGAATGGAGCGGTAATCAGTGGCACACGGTCGGCATTTATGAGACAAAGTTCTGCCCGGAGTGCGGCCGACCGCTGAAAGGAGCAGACAATGACTGACTTAAAGCCGTGCTCTTTCTGCGGGGGAAAAGCTGAATTTGTAAGGAAACAGGTAAAAACTAAAGGCCATTGGTACGATGCTGTATATGTGCGCTGCACAAACTGTGATGCTCGTTCAAATAGGGTGTTATACAGCGCAAAATATCACAAAAATGATTCTGAGTACCTCGAAGCACAAGAAGCATGGAACCGGAGGGCTGATAATGGCAAGGCTGATTGATGCGGATGATTTTCTGAAATGGCTTGATGTGGGACACTTGCGAAATCCGGGAGAGGTTTGTTTCTGTGAAGCGGATGTAGCCCACATGATAAAGAGCAGGGCCACCGTCGACCCAGTACACGCTGCAGGCGCGTGCTACTGCAATGAATGCAAGTTTACATGTATTGGCGAAAACGAAGTCGAAAGCTGGTGCTACTGTAAGATGACAAACCGTAATATCAACCTTACTGATTTTTGCAGCTGGGGCCAGCGCCGGGAGGAATAAAATGAGATGGTCAACAAAAGCCCCTAAAAAAACTGGCTGGTATTTGGTGACACTCAAAAGAGGGATTGTAATGCCAGCATACAGAAGTGAGCATCCAACCGGAAATTTTACATGGAAAGAATTGCCGTATAACGCGGATGTGATTGCGAGTATGCGATTTCCGAAAGCCTACAAGGAGGATTGACATGGAGAGATATACATACTTTGACGGTGGAAAATGGCGTATGCGTGTTGGCGACGCTGAGTATTCTGGAAAAGAAACTGAACGCCTCGCTGCCTACGAGGAAACCGGGCTGGAGCCGGAGGAGCTGGCGCAGGCGGAGAAAGAGGGGCGGCTGGTGGTGCTGCAGTGCGAAATCGGAAGTCCTGTTTATTCGCATGCAAGAAAACTTGACGGGGCTGATTATGTGAGAGAAACAGAATTTTGGTGGAGCGATATCCCCCAAATGGGCAAAACCGTATTTCTGACCCGCGAAGCCGCCGAGGCCGCGCTGAAGGAAAGGGAGGCAGAGCATGACAGATAAAGAGCTTGTGGAGAGACTAAACGCATACTCCGCTCAATACCAAAATCATGGAGGCATTACAGCGGAAGCGGCAGACCGCATTGAACAATTGCGCGCAGAACTCTACTTTGAAAAAATCGACAACACGAATCTCATAGGCGAACTTGCCACGGTGGCCGCAGAGCGCGACCGATACAAGGCGGTGCACGAGAACCCGAAGCCGTCAACCAACGCCGACCGCATCCGGGCAATGAGCGATGATGAGCTTGCGAAGTTTCTTGCGACAAAACTTAATGATGATTTTTATGAATATCCGGATTTGACATTGCAATGGCTACAACAGACAGCGGAGGAGGAAGTATGAGTAACTGTGTAAATAAAGAAACCTGTATTGAATATGCTAGACTTGGAGAAAACACAGAATGTTATCTTTGCCCTGATTATAAAGCGCCAATGTCCAACGCAGACCGCATCCGTGCGATGGACGATAATGAGCTGGCGGAGTTTTTGATGGAATGCAATCCGGCTAATTGTCAGCAGTGTGCGTTTTCATCTGGATGGAGGTGCGACCCAGATCGGGAAGACTATTCGGACGCTGAAAAATGCACTGAAGGACGCAAAAGATGGCTCCAGCAGCCAGCAGAGGAGGCGCAGTGATGAAGTGTGAAAACTGTACCAAGTACGATGACTGCCGGACAGGCTCTGGCTTGACATGGCCGTGCGGAGCGTATGTGCCGAAAAATATTGAAAGATGCGGCATTTTAAAGCGTGTGGAAACGTACACGGACACACGGACTTGCACCAGCTGCCCGCTTGATGGGCATTGCGAATTTGTGAAGTGTAAGGAGAAGGAGAATTAAGATTATGACGAACGTTGTACTTGTAAGGCATGAAGCCGACTATGGATTCGGTAATTATCTTTTTGAAACGCCTGTTGACTTGAAAAAAGGGCAGCGTGTGCGCGTGAAAACGCGCAGGGGCGAATCGGATGCTATTGTCATGCATGACAGCGCCAAAGTTGACGAAAATGCGCTTGCCATGATGGTGACTGCCTGTCATGCGAGCCTGCCGCTTGCGCCTGTGATTAGCGTGTATTCGTTCATTCCGGTGGGCAGAGGCGTAAAAAATATGTGAGGAGGAAAACCAATGAAAGAAATATTTGAAAAGGCAATCCTTATATACGGACAAACTGCTCAAGAAGATGTAGCCATCGAAGAAATGAGCGAACTCATAAAGGCGATTTGTAAAATGCGTCGCGCCGGCGTAAACGAAAAGCCAGCGGCCACTGACGCCATCGTTGACGAGATCGCGGACGTGTCTATTATGATGGAGCAACTCTGCATGATGTACGAGTGCTTTGACGCTGTGGAAAACCGCAGAAGGTACAAGGTGCGCAGGCTGGAAAGCAGGCTTAAGGAGGCCCCGGCATGCTCGAAATAATCATAGCTTTCGCAAAGGCTGTGGGAATTGTACTGCTGCTGTCCTGCCCTGTTGTTATGTGGGCGTGCTTGGTGGTTTCAGGGAGGTACGATGATGATTGAGCGACAGTGTGAAGTGTGTGGTGTTCCGATGATATTGAAGAGACCGAACTCGTCTCGGAAATATTGTGATTCATGTGCTAAAAAAGTCAGAATGGAAAATCAAAAAATAGCACAAGAACAACTAAAATTGAAAAGAAAGGCCGAGAAAATAAGGGAGCGGGACAAGCTCGGTTCATTTTTAAGGGAGCTGGATACATATAACAACGAGCGCCGTAAGCGCGGAGAATGCCCTATAAGCTACGGGAAATATGTGGCTATGCGCAGAGGTTTGATAGCGGAGGTTTGATAAATGGAATATGAAAAGCTTAAGAACTATGAACGATACTGGCGGGCGAATCGAAGCATTGAGCAACGCATCATGGCGATGAAATCTGCTGAAACCAGCATTACACCACAGGCCGGAGATGGTAGTCAGCACATAGGCGCACACGACCCGATGAAAGCAGTAGATATGCGAGTTGATTGGTGTGCGTCACACAGCGATGATTATGCCAAAAACCTTGCTGTAATGCGTGAAGTGGATAAAGCCATTGATTCGCTGAAAGACCCGTTAGAACGAGAAGTTTTGCGGCTAAGATACACGGATTTTAGATATGGACAGCAGATGTCATGGAAACAGGTGAAAGAAGCTCTTTACGGAAAAATGAGCGTGGGTAAAAGAACGATTTATAGATTACATGATGATGCTATTTCTCATTTCAAATTAATTTAAATCGGTGATACTTTGTGGCACTAAATGGCACACAAAGTCACTTGAATGTTATACAAATGATGCGGTACAATATAATCGAGAAAGCACGTAGAGAAATCTGCGTGCTTTTTCTTATGCCCAGTTGGTAGAGCAACCCGGACGCACACCGGGTCAACAAAGCAATGATGCCGGGGAAGACCCGGCAAGAAGATTTAGCCTATAACGGGTTTAATATAAAAGCAATGAAACAGTTTGATTATCAAAGCCAAAAATGGAAGCGCAAACGTTTAAAAATATTGCGCAGAGATAACTATTTATGTCAAGAGTGCAAGAGGTATGGAAAGATGATAGCTGCAAGAGAGGTTCATCACATAAAACATTCTGATGAATACCCTGAGCTTGCATACGATGATAACAATCTTATAAGTTTGTGTCATGCCTGCCATAACAAACAGCATCCAGAAAAGGCGGGAGCAATGAGATATAGATATTAGCCCCCCCTCAACATATGTTTACAGTCTGGATCCCTCAAATGGTGAGGGTAACTTCTTCCAACTCTGAGCTGAATTTTTGTAAAAGGGGTGCAGTTTATGACGAAATCCAAATGGAAAACATTAATTATTGTACAAATGACTGCACTTGGAGTGCAAAAAGACGCTTATGATTCAGCAGTGGAAACACTTGCAGGAATATTGGAGCAGAGAGATAAAACGTTCAGAGAGTTTCAGAAGTTTGGTGGGGCATCCGTAATCCAATATACAAACAAAGGTGGTTCCACGAACATGACTAAAAATCCATTGCTGGTTTTATGGGATGACCTTAATAAAAGCGCTCTGGCGTACTGGCGTGAATTAGGGCTTACGCCATCCAGCTATAAGAAAATGACAGGAGATGCGCCAAAGAATGAAAAACACGGTGGACTTGCTGCGGCGCTTATGAGCATTGAAAGCGGTTAAGGGGAAAAACTGGGGTTCGGTTCTTGAGTACGCCGAAAGCATCAGAAACGGAAAGAAAATTGCCTGTAAAGAATTAAAGCAGGCAGTAAACAGATTTTTTACAGATCTTGAAAATCCAGATTATTGGATGGACGCAAAAGCCCCAGAGTTCTGTATTCAGATTATTGAAAAAACAATATGCCATCAACAGGGAGAAAAGCTGGATGGAACGCCTTTGAGAGGGACACCATTTTTACTTGAACCGTTTCACAAGTTTATTATTTATAATCTTCTGGGATTCAAATTGCGCGGTACGGATATAGTGAGGTTCCATGAGGGCCTTATTTTTATTCCGCGTAAAAACATCAAAACAAGTTTTGCCGCTGCACTAGCTTGGGCGCTTTCACTCTGGTATCGACGCAGTGGGTCAAAAACCTATATTACATCTGCAGCTTTAATGCAATCTCTAGAAAGTTTTAATTTCTTAGATTACAATATCCGCAGAATGGGGGAAGACAGCAAAAGCGGAGGGGATGTTAAGATTATCGATAATAACAACGAGCATTCCATGGAAGCAACGCTTCCGGATGGCTCGTTTTTTATTCGGGCATTGGCCGCAAACCCTGATGCGCAAGATTCTCTCAATTGCAACATTGCAATCGTAGATGAGATACATGCATTACGTCAACCAAAGCAATACAATCTATTTAAAGAAGCTATGAAGGCGTACACAAATAAACTTTTAATTGGCATTTCTACGGCTGGTGATAACGAACAAGCATTTCTCGGCCAACGTCTGAAATACTGCCGTAAGATATTGGACGGCACAGTGAAAGATGAACAGTATTTTATTTTTATGTGTTGTGCAAATCCAGATGATGACGGAAACATTGATTACACAAGTCCTGCTGTACATGAAATGGCGAATCCAGCTTATGGGGTAAGTATTCGCCCAGATGAAATCATGAACGATAGTTTGCAGGCGCAGAATGACCCGCAACAGCGTAAGGATTTTTTTGCAAAAAGTTTGAACGTGTATACCAATGCCATAAAAGCGTATTTTGATATAGAAGAGTTTCGGAAGAGCGATGCTGCTTATAATTGGTCATTAGAGCAGCTTGCAAAGCTTCCGATTGACTGGTACGGTGGCGCGGATCTTTCAAAACTGCATGATCTCACTGCGGCAGCACTCTTTGGAAATTACAGAGGGGTAGATATCATTATTACTCATGCATTTTTCCCAGTGGTGGCTGCACATCTAAAGGCAGAACAAGACAATATTCCATTATTCGGATGGGCAGATGATGGGTGGTTGACGATGTGTAATAGTCCTACGGTCAATCATGCAGACGTTGTAAAATGGTTTGAGGACATGCGTAAGCGTGGATTTAAAATCAGACAGGTAGGGCATGACCGGAAATTTTGCCGGGAATATTTTATTGGTATGAAGCAAGCTGGATTTAAAATTGTAGATCAACCGCAGTATTATTATAAAAAGTCAGAGGGATTCAGATATATTGAGCAGAGCGCCAAAAATGGTGCTCTTTTTTATTTGCATTCGGAAGCGTTTGAATACTGCGTGGAAAATGTATCGGCCATCGAAAAGACCGATGACATGATTCAGTATGACAAGATACAACCAGAGCACCGAATCGACTTGTTTGATGCATCGGTTTTTGCCTGTATTAGATATCTTGAGAGTATGGACAGAAGCAACAACGCAAAAAAATGGTGGGGTGAGACATGAGCAAAAAAAATAAGCGTGGGCGCGCAACGACAAGAGCTGAGCCTAGACCTCAAAGCCTAGCATGGGTATGTTCATCTGATGCTTGGGAATCGCTTGCATGTAAAGGTTACACAAGTCTATCGCAAAACCCTGAAATTTGTGCTGCGGTGGATACGATTGCAAAACTGATTGCGAGTATGACTATACACCTTATGGAAAATACAAATGATGGAGATATCCGCATTAAAAATGAATTAAGCCGGAAAATAGACATCAATCCGAATGATAATATGACACGCTCGACGTTTATCCATTGGGTTGTAAAAAACTTGATACTAGAAGGAAACGGAAACGTTGTTGTATATCCTGATACACACAGAGGGATATTAATGGATTTAATTCCGATACCTCCTGCACTTACAGCATTCGTTCCAAATGGACTTTGGGATTATCAGGTAATGATTGATGGAAGAGAATACGACCCTAATGATGTTTTGCACTTTGTTTTAAACCCTGGAAGTTTTTACCCGTGGAAAGGTGAAGGCTACAGAGTGGCGCTTGCGGACGTGGCAAACAATTTGAGGCAGGCGGCAAAGACTGAAAAAGGGTTTATGGAATCCAAGTGGAAACCTTCTCTTATCGTAAAAGTCGATGCGTTGACGGAAGAATTTGCAAGTCCAGATGGAAGAAAAAAACTTTTGGATAGCTATATAAACACGAACAGCGCGGGAGAACCATGGCTGATTCCTGCGGAACAATTCAGCGTTGAACAGGTAAAGCCGTTGACGTTATCTGATTTGGCATTATCCGATATGGTAACGCTGGATAAACGAACGGTTGCATCGATTCTCGGAGTTCCTCCATTCGTATTAGGGATTGGAGACTTCCATCGAGATGCATGGAACAATTTTATAAATTCCACAATCATGCCAATGGCGCGTGTAATAGAGCAGGAAATGACAAAGAAACTGCTGTATAACCCTGATTGGTTTTTCAGGTTTAATTCTAGAAGCTTGTACAATTATGACCTAAAGGATACAGCGGCAGTTGCGGACGATCAATTTGTGAGAGGCATTATGACAGGAAATGAAGTGAGAGATTGGATTGGACTGTCTCCATTACCTGGGCTAAATGAATTGGTCATCTTGGAAAATTATATCCCGCGAGGAATGATTGGAGAACAAAATAAGTTGAATGGAGGTGGAAGTGAGTGACTTTTGAAAGGACTGCGCTTGTGCGAGACAGCAAATTTAAAACACGCGCAGAGGATGGGAACCTGTATATAGAAGGCTATTTTGCGGTTTTTGGAAGTGAATACCGCATGTGGGAAAATGCCATCGAAACGATTGACGAAGATGCCTTTGATGATACTTTGGACGGAGATATCAGAGCGTTGGTAAACCATGACAGCACGCTTGTGCTTGGGCGTACAACAGCAGGGACTTTGCAGCTCCATGTTGACCGTACCGGCCTGTGGGGAAGTATCACCATCAATCAGGCGGATCAGGACGCGATGAACCTATATGAACGGGTAAAACGTGGAGATGTAAGCCAATGCAGTTTCGGTTTTGATATTGTCGATCAGAGCACTGAGGTTATGGAAAACGGAACAACGGTATGGAAACTGCGCAAGGTAAAACTATACGAGGTATCCGTCGTTACGTTCCCTGCCTATGAGGACACATCGGTACAAGCGAGAAAAAAGGACTTTGATGTCTTACGCCGTCAAAAAAAAGAAGAATGGAAAGCCAATATGCTGGCACGACTGAAAGGAGAAAATAATGGCACTTAAAACCATGATGCTGCGGCGCAGTATTGAAAAAAAGAAAGAAGAGCTTGAACAACTTCGCGCAAAAGATGCGGATTTTTCAGTAAGAGAATCAGAACTTGAAACTGCAATCAGTGAAGCAGAAACAGAAGAACAGGAAACTGCTGTAGCTGAAGAAGTGGACAAGTATGATGCAGAGAAAAAAGCGCACGAGGATGCAAAGATTGCGCTTTCCTCCGAAATCGAAGGCCTTGAAGCAGACTTGGATGCCGCTGAAGAAGCAGCACCGACGCGCAGTAATCCGGAAATGAAACACAAAGAAAGGACTGTAATTCATATGAACGATATCAATATTCGGGCGCTTCCCATGAGCAAGCGCGCATTTGATGCTCTTCCGATGGAGCAGCGAAAAGCAATTGTCGAACGCGATGATACGAAGGAGTTTTTTACTCAGCTGCGGAGCATGAAGGGGCAGAATCGTGCTGTGACCGGCGCGGAGCTGACTATTCCGGTTGTTTTCCTTGATCTTATCTCTGAAAACATGTTCCGTTACTCAAAGCTTCTGAACCGGGTTCGCCTGCGCAACGTCAGTGGTGAAGCACGTCAGACCATCGCTGGCACTGTACCAGAGGCAGTGTGGACGGAGATGTGCGGAGCAATCAATGAACTGACTTTTGTGTTCAATCAGATCACGCTTGACGGTTTCAAGGTTGCAGGCTTTGTGCCTGTGTGCAATTCCATTTTGGAGGACAACGATATCGGCCTCGCAAGTTGGATTGTTGAAATGCTTTCCGAGAGCATTGGCCTTGCAATGGATAAGGCTATTTTGTACGGTAAGGGTACAGCCAGCAAAATGCCTCTCGGCATCGTCACACGTCTGGCGCAGACGTCAAAACCGGCAGATTACCCAGCAAATGCGCCTGAGTGGGTCGATCTCCATACAAGCAATATTCTAAAAGTGGATAGTACGGAAGATCCGATTCCGTTCTGGGCTGCGCTGGCTGTAGCCGCAGGGAACACTTTCACACGATACAGCCGTGGTCGTCAGTTCTGGGCAATGAACAGCAAAACCTATGCAAAATTGCGTTCTAAGTTGATTGCATTTAACTATGAGGGCAGTCTTATTGCTCAGTATCCCGGAGTAATGCCTGTGGTGGACGGAGATATCGATGTTCTTGAATTTATTCCGGACGGAGATATCATCGGCGGTTACGGCGATTTATACTTGCTGGCCATGCGTGCAGGAATGACCATTGAATCCAGCAGAGAAGTACAGTTCATTCAGGACAATACAGTATTCAAGGGCAAACAGCGTGCTGACGGCGCGCCGGTGATTCCGGGTGCGTTTGTGGCGATCAACATCAACAATCAGAATGTCACGACAGTAATGGAATTTGCTGCGGACAATGCAAATGATGCCCAGCTCTCGGCGCTGGCTGTTGGGAGTGAAACGCTTTCTCCAGTATTCGCTTCTACTACTTACAGCTATACGCTTGCGCCTACGGGCACGAGCGCTAAGATTGAAGCAACCAGCAGTCAGGCAGGAGCGCAGATTGAAATTTCTTATAACGGCAACAACGTGCGTAATGGCGGCACTGTAACATGGCTTACCGATGGGCAGGCACACCCGCTGACGGTTACTGTTAAACAGGGGAATGCTGTCCGTGTGTACACGGTTGAGGTTACCAAAGCGGGCGGCTGAATTTGAGGTGATGAGAGTTGACGCGAGACGATTTGTTGACACTGCTGCAAGCAGACTTGAATTTGCTGATGCCGGACGAAACACGTCTCGCGCAGCTCAATCACTTGCTTGACAGCGCAGTTCAGTTCATTACGCGCGAAGGTGTCGTATTAACTTCGCCTTATAGCGTTGAGGATGGACAACTCATCATCATGTATGCGGCGTATCTTTTCAGAAAAAGAGCAACAGATGAAGGAATGCCGCGTATGCTGCGTTGGACGCTGAATAACCGAATTTTTGGTAAAAAGGCGGGTACGGAAAATGCTACTTGATTCCGGTATTGCTACGATCTGGCGGGGGCGAAATACAGCTTCCGCCGGGTCAATGCCTTTGCTTGTGTTTGATGTAAAATACTTTCAAAGTTACTATGGTGACAAAACGGTTGGAATCACGCGATACTGGACAGCAGCGGCATATGATGACCGCGCAGATTTGTTGATTGAAGTGCAGCGCAATGCGGGGATATCTACCGCTGACAGGTGCCAACTTGTTCCATATTTTGATTCAGCAGCAGCAGGATATTATAAAATTTTGCAAGTGCAACACCTTTTGGACAGTGACGGCCAGCCGATGACAGATTTGACGCTTGAAAGGATTGATTCAATTGATTCGCCTTGAAGTCATAAAAAATGCGCTGTTAGGCATTTCCTCAAATGTATATCATTACGCTGCGCCGCCAAATCAAACACCTCCGTATATTGTATGGGGTGAAGATGGAGCACACGATTTTGTGGCTGGGAATAAGCATATGGAGCAAGCTTACCAAGGCACGTTAGACTTATATACGACTCAGGAAAACGACCCGCTTATGACATCTATCCCAAACGCGCTGAATGATACCGAAGTCGCATGGTATCTGAATAGTGTGCAATATGAAGAGGACACGAAATTGATTCACTATGAGTGGGTATTTGAGGTGTGAAATGGCTAAATACCAATTCAAAGGCCTCGATGAATACGCACAATATCTGCAAAAAATCGGGAAAAACACAAGAGAGATTTGCGGCGCAGGCGTATATGCTATGGCTGATATTGTGGCTGATAAGGTGCGTCAAAATATCACTACATTACCAGCTGTAAATGATGTCGAAAACATGAAGGCTTATAAACAAAACAAGAAATCGCACCTGTCAATTAAACAGAAAAAGGGGCTTCTTGACGGTTTCGGAATATCCCCAATGCAAAATGACAACGGCTATTTAAATGTTAAACTTGGATTTGACGGATATAATGCGGTGCAAACCAAAACATATCCTAAAGGACAACCAAATGCTTTAATTGCAAGAGTTGTGGAAAGTGGAAGCAGTTATATGGACAAAACCCCATTTATTCGTCATGCTGTTTCAGCCACTCAAAAAGAAGCTATTGAAAAGTGCAAAGAGGAAATCGATAAGAAAATTAAATCATTGGACTGACATGCGCGCCGTTTGGTGCGCATTTTTTGAAAGGAGAAAAGTATGGTAACAACTGGTTTTTCAATGCCCTATGTCGCCAAATATGCCAATACAGGCACAACGGTTACATATACTAGCGGAATGGATTTGGCGCGAGGCGTAAGCCTGTCGCTTGAAATCGATACGGCTGATGATAATAATTTCTATGCCAACAATGTTCTGGCAGAGGTGGAAACGGCACAGTTTACAAGCGGATCAGCGACAGTTACGGTAGATGGTCTCTCAAATGAAGCGGCTACTTTAATTTTTGGGCTTCCTGCTCCTACATCGCTTGAAGTAGGTGCGCCTGAAACAACTGTACAAATGCAGGGATATGGAGAGGCCCTGAATCCTCCGTATGTTGGATTCGGATGTGTCCGCAGAACTCAAATGGAGGGGAAAGTGGAGTACTGGCCGCTTATCCTCCCAAAAATCAAATTTGGGTTGCCGTCTGATGAAATGGCCACGCAGGAAGATCAAATCGACTGGCAGACACAAGAGCTTACGGCTACTATACAGCGTGATGACACCACAGCAAAAAATTGGAAGGTTATTTCTGCGGAAGGCCTTGCCACAGAGGCAGAGGCTTATGCGGCTGTAAAAGCATTTCTTGGGGGTGCTGGAGCATGAATTTGAGCGTATGCGGCATTGAATATCCGGTGGCATATACAGTCGAGGCGCAAAATACCATTGCAAAACGGTTTGATGGTATAGAAAATATTGAAAAGGCATTTGACAACAGTGATATTGCAAAAATGGTGGATAACGTTGCGTTTATCGCATCGGCGCTGATGTCTGGTGCGGAACACCGGGAAAGGGTGCGCTGTGCGATGTTTAGCATTGAATGTGATGCCAAAACAGCGCCTACGTATGAAATGCTTTGCGCTGTAATGTCTCCATCCGATATCAAAACAGCCATGGAAGTCATCATGGCCGCAATTAAAGAGGGAAACCGTGTTACAGTAGAGGTTCAGCCTGAAAAATCAAAAAACGCAAAGGCCACGCAGTCAAAATAACGGCTGCGTGGCTGCTTTATATCGGATTAAAGTCAGGGCTTTCCAAAGCGGAGGCCCTGACTTCTTTTCCTGGGGAAATTCAGGATTTGTCATCATGCATGGCGATTGCAAATGGTGCAAAGCAAAAAATTAAGCTGACACTTGAAGAAGCGCTGAATGTGAGGTGAGAATGTGGCAGTAAACATAGGGCCAAAAATCGGGATTGACGGAGAAGCGCAATTTCGAAAAGAACTTAATAACATTATACAGCAGTCAAAGACGCTGGCCAGCGAGATGAAAGCGGTTACATCGGCGTTTGATAAAAACGACAACAGCCAGGAGAAACTTGCCGCACAGTCAGCCGTTTTGACAAAACAGATTGAGACACAAGAGCAGCGTATTGAGCAGCTAAAAAAGGGGCTTGCTGCTTCCGCTAAGGAATTTGGAGAAGCTGATACACGTACTCAAAAGTGGAAGCAGGCCGTTAATGATGCTACATCAGAATTAAACAATATGCGCTCAAATCTAAAAGGCCTTGATACTGCGGTTGATGATACCGCTGACAACCTTGATGATGCCGCTGATTCTGCGCTGTCTTTTGGAGACGTTCTAAAGGCAAATGTGCTAAGTCAAGCAATTGTAAACGGTGTAAAAGAGCTTGCATCTGCGTTTAAAGATTTTGCTGTATCAGCAATTGAAAGTGCCGCTGATGTTAAGGCGCAGGTTGCTCAATTTGAACAAACCTTTGGAGATCTTGCGGACACAGCAAGAGAAAAAATGAATAGCGTTGCCGAAGCAACAGGAATCGTTCCTACGAGACTACAAAGCGCCTTCTCACAGTTTTATGCATATGCCAGATCGAGCGGGATGGAAAGTGCACAAGCATTGCAATTCGCAGAAAAAGCATCTTATGCAGCTGCTGATGCTGCTGCATATTACGATAGATCGTTGGAAGAAGCAACAGAACAGGTCTTGGCATACACCAAAGGCAACTTTGCAAATGATGCTGCGTTAGGCTTTGCATCGACGGAAGCGACAAGAACAGCTCAAGCGATGAAAAGCTTAGGGAAAGAATATAAAGATTTAGATGTTACAGCAGGTGAGACAACACAGGTTTTGCTTGACCAAATCATAGCGTCGCAAAATCTTTCTGGTGCTGCTGGGCAAGCATCACGTGAAATGGATGGTTGGGAAAATGTCCAAGGAAATCTGAATGAAACATGGAAACAATTTCAAGCTCGAGTTGGGACACCTGTTCTTGAAAATCTTATCCCTATCATTCAAAATATCACATCCGAATTTGAAAACTGGATGAATAATGTTGACTGGGATGCGTTTGGAAAAAATATTGACAACTTTGTAAATGCGCTTATAGATTATGGGCCTGTTATTATTTCAACGCTTTCTGGTATTGCAGCCGGATTTGTTGCATGGAATATAGCTTCTTTAATTTCCGGGATTTCTGGAATTGTATCAGGAGCCAAAAATATGGCTGATGTATTTCCGTTGGTGGCAAAGGCGATGCAGGCTCTTTCTGCAAACCCTATTGGAGCTGTTATAACATTGGTTGCAACTCTCGCTACAACAATTATAACTTTGTGGAACACAAACGAAGAATTTAGGAACGGTGTCATAGAAATATGGGATAGAATTAAGGAGGGAATTGGAAATGCCGTCGATGGAATAGTACATTTCTTTACCGTTACTGTCCCACAAGCCTTTAACAAGGTGCTTGATTTCGTGAAAACAAACTGGCAAGGACTGCTTTTGCTTCTTGTAAATCCGTTCGCAGGAGCATTTAAACTGCTTTACGATAATTTTGAGGGCTTTCGTAATGCAGTAAATAACTTAGTCGAACGCATCAAGACAGCATTTATAATCATGAAAGACGGGATTTCGAACACCGTTAGAAATATCAAAGATGCAATCGTAAATGGGTTTCAAGCTGCAGTGGACTTTATAACATCCCTACCCGGGAAGGCTGTTCAATGGGGCAGAGACTTCATACAAGGTTTGGTTGATGGAATTATCTCTATGGCAAGCAGAGTTGTAGATGCGGTAAAAGGCATAGCAAATACGATTACAAGTTGGCTTCATTTTTCACGCCCGGATGTCGGACCGTTACGCGATTACGAAACATGGATGCCAGATATGGTACAGGGAATGGCCGAAGGAGTAAGAGCGAATGCTTATAAGCTTGAAAATGCTGTTGCATCTATGGCCGGAGGAATGTCTGTCAATGTGAACGGAAAAGCGGGCGCGTCGAATATGGGAGGCGTTTATATCACTGTTAATGGCGCTCCCGGTCAAGATGAGAACCGGCTTGCTGATATTATCATGCTCAAAATTCAGAATGCTACTGCGCGAAGGGAGGCCGTATGGTGAGCAATTTCATCTTCAATGGGAAGAACAGCCTTGACTATAAAATCGGAATTGATAAATGTCCTGCAAGCAATCATGCTGCGCGTGTGGTAGAAAAGATTTCAGTGCCCGGACGCTCCGGTGATCTCATACGAGATACCGGGGCGTTCTCCAATGTAACACAACCATATGAAATATGGTTTAAAGCCAAAACATGTGGAACGACAGTAGCAGCGCGAAATATTGCATCCTGGCTGCTTTCCGGGAATGGGTATAAACGCTTGGAGGATTCATACGACCCGGACGTGTTTAGAATCGCACTTTTTTCGGGTCCGTTTGATGTGGAAAACTGGATGCTTTTATATGGGCGTGCAACGATAGAGTTCGATTGTAAGCCACAAAGATATTTTAAGTCCGGCGAATATCCAATCTCCATAATATCAGGACAAGTCATAAACAATATATGGAATGATGCGTTCCCGCTTATTGAAATTACAGGGAACGGAGATGGAGAAATCGTAATTGGAACAGTAACCACTAGTATTACAGGCATGGACGGAGGAATCATACTGGATTCCGAAACGCAAAACGCCTACTATGGGACACTGAATAAAAATAATAATGTCATTATTTCCGGGGCTGACTTCCCATATCTTCCGAATGGAGATACAGCGATTATGTGGAGCGGAGGAATTACCGGAGTAAAAATTACGCCAAGGTGGTGGACAATATGAAACCAATTCTTTTCCCGTCCACTGCGACGGAATTTACAACACAGGGGCTTGGTGCATTGTCGGATGCGATAAGTTGCATCGTGACCGAAGAACGGAACGGGCTGTATGAGCTCGAAATGCAGTATCCTCAAAGCGGAATCCATTTCAGCGAAATCCAAAACAGATGTATTATATATGCAATTCCGTCACCTTATCGTGAAGCACAGCCATTCCGCGTTTACCGCATTACAAGGCCTATCAATGGAATTGCAACAATATATGCCCAACACATTAGTTATGATCTTGCTGGAATCCCCGTAAATCCATTTACAGCAGGCTCGGCGGCAGAAGCGTTAAGCGGTATGGCTTCTCACACAGTAGTGGAAAGTCCTTTTTCATTTTGGACGGATAAATCTACGACAGCAAATTTTAGCGTATTGGTGCCGTCCGCATCCCGTTCTGTGCTTGGGGGCGTGGAAGGTTCTATTTTAGACGTTTACGGTGGAGAATATTTGTTTGACAAATTTTTTGTGAGGCTTTACAACCAGCGCGGCAATGATAATGGTGTTGTGATTCGATATGGAAAAAATTTGACCGACGTAGAACAAGATGCGAATATATCAAGCGTAGCAACAGGCGTTCTTCCGTATTGGGTTGGAGCTGAAGGAGAACTTGTACAAGGGAATATTGTCAATGTAGATGGCACATTTGATTTTGTCCGTATAATGACGATTGATTTTTCGTCTGATTTTGAGAACCAACCTACAGCAAGTGAGCTGGAGACGCGCGCCATGCAATATATAAAATCAAATAAAATTGGTGTACCTAGTGTAAGCATCAGCGTGAGTTTTGTGCAGCTTGAGCAAACAGAAGAATACAAAGATTTGGCGCTGCTTGAAAAGTGCGATTTGTGCGACACCGTTACAGTACAGTTTGAAGCGCTTGGGATAAATGCAAAAGCGGAAATAGTAAGGATTATAACTGATGTATTGCTTGAGCGTTATGAATCCGTTGAAGTTGGAGACATCCGAGCCAATATCGCATATACGATTGCAGACCAGCAGCAAAAAATAGAAAAATCACCGACAACAAGCGCAATGCAAAAAGCCATAAACAACGCTACAAATTGGCTAACCAGTGCCGATGGCTATGTAATAGCGGTTAAGGATGACAACGGCACATGGAAAGAAATCTTGTTTCTGGACACGCCAAGCGTTGAAACTGCAAAAAATGTGTTACGCATAAATACAAACGGCATTGGGTTTTCAACGAATGGTGTAAACGGGCCTTACAGAAATGCTTGGACGATTGACGGGAGTTTGGTTGCAGACTTCATCACGACAGGCGTGCTGACAGCAAACCTTATCAAAGCAGGCGTTTTGCAGAGTTTGAATGGTGCGTCAAGCATTAATATGGAAACTGGAGAAGCAAATTTAACCGGAAATGGAACATTCGGGAGCATAAAAATCGGGGATGGAGCAGGAAATATTGCCGGGGAAATTTTTGCGGAAAAATCAGGAAAAACATATCTTCCTTATCTTAGAATGTACGACGAATCTGGTAATACGGCATTGGAATTGTCAATGTCTGGCGCTCTTTCGTCTGATGGAAGTAGCCTATACTACAATCCTAATTTTAAGATGTTTGATGATGATGGGAATATTGTATTTAATGTTGCTTCATTTAGAGATCAAAATGGAAAACAACACTCCAATTTAAACCTTAGAACATCGAACAATGACCCATCTATAATGATGTCTGTTTCAGAAGGCGGAGGTGCAAGAATAGATTTGATGCCACCGATTATTGGTACTGTATCTCCCGCAATAAGTATTGGAGTGAACCATGATGGAGTTGGAGGAATCACTATAAATGGGCGAGAAATATAAGGAGGCAACATGCAAGTAACAAAAAACATAACGCTTGATTTAATTGAAACGGGTAGTCCGGTCATTATAAAGGCAAAACAAAACGACCGAAATACACGGTATATCGCGGCGCATCTATACGTTGGGAGATTAGACTATCAGGTGCCAAGCGGAACAGAGATTGCTTTCCGATATAAAAAACCAGACGGCACAGCGGGCTTTTATGACGCGCTGCCGGACAACTCTCCTGCCATTACTGTATCTGGCAATACGGTTACGGTCGAACTTGTGGAACAGGTATTGACCGTGTCAGGCTGCGTCCATTGCGAAATCAACATGTATAATGCTGCATCAGAAAAACTTACAACATTTACGTTTGAAATTTCTGTAGAGGAAAGCGTCCTGACTGACGCAAAAATCATATCCAGCGATTATTACAACGTACTTACAGCGGAAATTGCAAAAGCGCTGCAAGCCGTAACTGATGCAACAGAACAAGCCGAGAACGCCGCACAAAGCGCACAGGACGCCGCAGATAGCGCCGCAATGTCCAAAGACTGGGCTGCCGGTCAACCCGTTACATACAGCGGCACCCCCGTCTCCATCGCCTACGCGGGGGCGCAGCGTATCGCGTCCATCACTGCCTATGGCGAGACCCCGCAGGGCGGGACGACGGAGGCTCCTGTGCTGCTCACGGGTATATCGTCTATCACGGTAAATGATGATGTTACCGAGCTGCCGATCCCGCGCCCGCTGCGGCGTGTGGGAGATGTCAAGGATAAGTGCGTCACGCGGCAGGACTACGAAAGCGCTGAAAAGCTCGTTGTGACGTACAATGTGGGCTTTGTGGAGCTGGATGGGGCGGAGAATTGGATAAAGCATACCACTATTGATAATGCGTTTTATATTGACGGCTTGATAGGCGGTACTGTCATAGATAATACCCAATCTAATTTTGCATTATGTAGCGCGGCGCAGCAAATAAGATATAATGCCGTTATGATCATCGCGAATGGACAGTTTGCAATTGGCACGACATCGAATGTGCTCAGAACGGTATTTTGCAATACGGCATGCGAAAGTTTAGATGATTGGAAATCCTACCTCACCGCCCAAAAAGAAGCTGGCACACCCGTACAAGTAGCCTACCAGCTCGCTACTCCCGAAACCTACGCCACCGACCCCATCGACTTCGACAACGCAGCCGGTCCGCTCACCGTCATGACGGGCGGGGAGGTCGAGGTGCGGATGACGGAGCTGGTTGGGACGCGCAGCGACGTGTCGAATAACACCGTAGCATTCACCGAAACGGCACAGGACGCGGATATTTCCAGCGGGGAAAAGCTGTCCGTTCTGTTTGGAAAGATCAAGAAGCGGTTTTCGGCGATGCTGGCCGCGATTGCAGACCGGTACACAAAAGCTGAGGCGGAGGCACGGTTTATGCCGAACCCAAATCTGCTAGACAACAGCGATTTTGTACGGCGCGTGAATCAGCGCGGCGTGTCCGGCACAATTACCACGGCGGGATATTTCATTGATCGCTGGAAACTGGTATCAGGCTCGGTAACGCTTTCGGCTGATGGGCTGCAGCTCGCTGCCGGGACTGTGATTGCGCAAATTCTGGAATATGCGGCAGGCACGGACGTAATAGCGAGCCTTGGAATCACGTCTGGCACGGCTTCGGCGGCTTACGACAACGCAACCAAGACGTACACCATCACGGCGACAACGGCGTGCACCCTTATATGGGCAAAGCTGGAAAAAGGCAACATCGCCACGCCTTATGTGCCGAAGGGCTACGGCGCGGAGCTTGCGGAATGTATGCGATATTTTGAAATTGCGAAAATGGGTTTCACTTATTCGCAGCTCCCATCTAATTATCTTTGCACGACGAGCTTTAAAGTGCAGAAAAGAACTATCCCCACCGTAACAGTGGTTGCCGGAAGCATTAAAAACTTGTATGAATCTTTAATTGATACCTCAGTTACTGCTGTCAGCACAACGCGCGATTCGATAGTTAGCGTCGCGTTATCTCAAACTGTATTAAATAATCAAGCCATTACATTGACTGCCGTATTATCGGCGGATTTATAGGAGGAACCAATATGGACGAACAATATACCGTCTACGTTAAGACGGACGCGGCGGGCTGCATCACTGCCATCAACAGCAGCGCGTTTGTAGACGGCACAGGCTGGACAGCCATCGACAAAGGCGCTGGCGACCGATTCCACCACGCGCAAGGGAACTATTTCCCGCTACCATTGTTCGGGCCGGATGGCTGCGCGAACTACAAGCTGGCAAACGGTACGCCCGCCCTACGCACAGAGGCGGAGAAGGCGGCAGAGATCGCCGCGCGGCCCGCGCCGGAGCCGACACAGCTTGACCGTGTGGAGGCGCAGATTGCGTACACGGCCATGATAACGGACACGATGCTGGAGGTGTAACCAATGTTTGAGAGTATTAAAAAATGGTATGCCATGGGCCTGTGGAGCGCCGCGCAGGTGCGGCAGGCCGTCATCAAAGGAGTTATCACGGAGGCACAGTACAAAGAAATTACCGGGGAGGCATGACACATGGCGATTTTTAAGGGCCGCGTGCGGGTGCGGTACGGGTACGGCCGGTGGGGCTATACCCGGAACAACGGCAAGGGCTGGCATGGCGGCAGCGACGAGGAGGGGCTGGACAGCACCACCATCCGGATGCCCGATTACAAGGGCAAAAGCATTTCCGGGCGGGTCGTTACGGCCCGCAAGGTGGACAGGTCCACGGGCAGCAAAACGTGGGAATGGGGCTGGTACGTGTGCGTGGAGCTGGACGCGGGCCAGACGCCGGACGCGGTGAACTACCTGTATTTCTGCCACAACGCGCGGAATCTGGTATCCGTGGGCCAGCGGGTGAAAAGCGGCGACGCGCTGGCGGTGATGGGCAGCACGGGCAACGCGGCGCTGGCAAGCCCGCCCTTTGCACACTGCCATTTCGAGGTGCGGGCCACAGCCGCCGGGGCGGGGCTTGACCCAACCGCATACACCGGGCACCCCAACGCCGTGGGCACATATGGTACAGCAATCAACGGGATGGAGGACGACAATATGAAGTTTCTGAAAGTGACGAGCGGCAAATGTGAGGTGTTCACCGCGCCCGATGTGAATGCGGTGGACAAGCACTATAACGGCGGAAAGCTGACCGAGGGCGTGTGCTACCCGGTGCAGGCCGAGGTGGGCAGCTCCGGCGGGTACAGCTGGGTTCGCATCTTCGTGGCGGGAGTGCAGCGTTACGCCGTGGTGCTGGCCGACCGCTGCCAGCTTGTGACGCTCTCCCCGGGCGACGCGTTCGCGGCCTGCGTGGCGCAAGGAGGCTCGGGCGACGGCGCAGAGGAGTTTAAAGCTCAGGTCGAACAGCTCACAAAGGAGCGTGACACGGCCACACAGCGTGCGCAGAGAGCCGAGCGGCAGGCGGGGGTATACCTGCAGCGTATTGAATCGGCCAAAACTGCGTTGGGGGTGTAAGGCGATGGAGAACATCATCGTCGCGCTTATCACGGGCGTGCTGTCCCTGGTTGGCGTAGTAATTACCAATACGGCGGCCGCCCGGCGCACAGAGAACAAAATCACCACAGCGCAGGCCGTGACGGACACAAAGCTGGAAGAACTGACGCGGGAGGTGCGGGAGCACAATGGCTTTGCCCGCAAGATGCCCGTGCTGGAGGAACAGATCAAGGTCGCAAATCACCGCATCAGCGACCTGGAAAAATGGATGGAGGGTAAATAATTATGGATATTTCTGTATTTGGGCTGGGCACCGTCGCAGCCATCACCGTGCTGTGCTATCTCGCCGGTACGGGCGTGAAAACCACGCCGCTGGACAACAAGTACATACCGGTCATCTGCGGAGGCACGGGCCTCGTGCTGGGCGTCGTAGCCCTGTATGCGGGCATGCCGGAGTTCCCGGCAACGGACCCCATCACGGCGGCGGCTGTCGGCGTGGTGTCCGGACTTGCGGCCACGGGCATTAATCAGGCTGTGAAGCAGTTGGGGAAAACGGAATAGTATATGACGAAAGGGGCTATCCGCTTGGGTAGCCCCTTGTTTTTTTTGAATATTTTATAACGAACTTGTTATAAAATGCACATGAAAATGATTTGATGTTCGTGCAACTTGCCAATTGAAAATATAACAAACTTGTCATATAATATAAACATAGACAAGGGAAACAAACGGAGGAATCAGAAATGAAAAAGTTCAATCTTAGCCAGATCATGAAAGACGCTTGGAGCTTTTACCACGCGGGCGGACGCACGTTTTCTGAAAGCCTGAAAACTGCGTGGGCTTGCGCTAAGGCGCTTGCCCACAAGATTGTTGTAAAAAGCTGGTTCTTGAATAAAGAGTTCACGAGCGGCGAGCGCTATGCGATCAGCGTTTCAGACGATGCTAAGGTTGAGCGCGAAACAGAAAAAGCAATCCTTGCTAAGTGGTTCAGCGAGTTCGGCACAGTTAAACATTGGGTCCCGAAGTCCTGCTGTGAGAGCTTCTAATTTTTAAGCAAAAAAGGAGAATGAATTATGAACAGAAACACAATACTTGAAGACCTGTTTTTGAAAAACACTGGCCTCGTCGTAGACGGCGCAGCTGTATGGGAAGAAATCGAACAGGCTGCAGCTGAGTGTCAAGAAGATGGAGAACAATGGGTTGTTGGTCAAGATGATAAGAGCGGAAAATGGAAATACTACATCGATCTGAATCGTTCTTATGACGAAGAGTTTGATTCATGGAGCACCGATGTTGAGCTTCTTGAAATTTGCGTTGAGCGCCCAAATCGCGATACAGCACAGTTCAAAATCCCGAGGTTTTCGTAA